CCTAAGCCAAGAATACAAGTCTTACCAACGAATCGTTCAATCTTGTCAGCCTTGGTCACGGTCTTGTTGTACACACTTGTAGCGAACTTAGAGTAGATGTCTTTACCCGCACGGAAGTCATCCAGTAAAACACCTTCACCCGCAAGCCATGCGACAACACGTGCTTCAATCTGCGCTGAGTCACACGCCACCAACACATGTCCCTTGGGTGCAATGATTGATCTACGAAGTGCGCCGCCTCTTGGTAAGTTCTGGAGATTCATCTTGTCTCCACCGCTTGCTCTACCAGTGTGCGCTCCCCAGTAGTTCAACAGAATCGGTAACGCTCCCCTTTCGGCAATGCCAATGAAGCTTTCTGTGCGCGTTTCTTCAAGCGTTGACTTGATACCGAGACGTGCGGTAACGATAGCTTGGACGGCTGGGTTTGGGTGTTCAAGTAGGGCTTTGAACCCCGCATCAGTTTTACCGAACGCATATGTTTCCTTATTTGTTCTTAAGCTGATCTTGGTCGGGGGGGTGACACCTAACTTCTGCAACACCGTAGCAAACTTGGGGTTAGACATCAATTCATCTCTGCCGATAGTAGCGTCGATACGACGCATCAACTCAGCTTTCTTGGTCTGCACTGATTTCAAATGTGCATGCAACACATCACTGTCCAACTCAAGTATAGGGTCAACGAACATCCGCACCATCAAGTCTTGTATGAACAACTCCTTTGGGGGATTCCACTGGCGCAGTACATGGTACAGGTTGTACGTAAGCTGCACGTCGTTCTTGCAGTACTCGCCGTATGCCGCCAACTCTTGTGGGGTGAAGTCATCTCTGCGTTTGCTCATCGCGTTGACAACCTCAGTACCTTTCTCACCAAGCATGAACTTCTTGGCAAGCTTAGCCAGACTACCTCCAACAGTTTGACCCGTTATAGGTCTTGCCATTGATAACGTATCTATATAGTACTTCGCTATGATGCCAAAGCGCCATGCAAGGATGGCTCCATCAAACGCTGAGTGATGGCAGATAAGGTACGCATTAGGAATGTCAAGGTCGTGTAGGGCTTGTTTGATATCTTCAGTTTCCCCGGTAACCCAGTGGACTTCACCATCATCTATCTTGTAACCAAACCCGATGACTTGAAACTGCAAGTCCCGTATGTATTCCTCAGTTGTCATCTTGGATAAGCTGAACTCCTTGGAGTAGTACGTCTCAAAGTCAAGTGTTATTGTTTTCATTAAGTTTGCCCAGTTCTCTGTTGATATACCAAATGGCTTTTTCCAAGTCCTGCCGCTTGTTGCCTTTGTGTTCGGCTCGACTGATGTACTTCACAGCATTGCCCATGTTGTAGTTAAGCTTCTTGGCTTCAATAAAATCGATGGTCTCGATGCCGCCCACTTTGTAGTGATCGGGATGGTTTACTAATTCAGTCATTTCTTTGCCCCTTTGTATTTACCTGTCCATTCGTATGGGCCACGTGGGTCTTGTGCGCCCACGTTCTTGAATAACGTCAGCATTGATTTGTAGGGGATGTCAAACCTGTTGGCAATCTCTTTCTTGGTCAGTCCTTCATTCAGCATAGCCATGGCTCTACGCATATCTATGTTGGGTAGCTTCCTACCAGACCCCAGTCTTGCCCCGCCCTTTTTAGGCAACGCGCTCATTGCACTCATGATTTTCCCCCGCTATTCGTGTTAAGAAAATAAGCTGGCACTTGGTACATCTGTACACAAGCCCTTGCTCTACGATTGTCTTGCGGTCGCCACGTTCACCACGTAGCTTGCCAAAGAATGTTCTGATTGCTTCAATCATCATCGTCCTCTATGCTGTCGTTTATCAGTTGTTGTTTGACCAACTCCAACACGCCAATCACTGTTGCCATGTATAGCGTTTCGTCATACTTGTGTATGACTTCAAGCAGGTCGTCAACCAAGCCGTCAGCCAGTTTTCCTTGATTCAAAATCATGTGTTCTTCTCCTTGAGTTTGGCTTCATCAAAATCAAACCATTCATGTATTTCGTTGATTACTTCATATACGATTGACAGGTTAATGTCCGATTCACTTGGTGCATCGTTGTACTTGTACGCTCTTTTATGCCCAAGCGCTACCCCATCAATAATGCAGGTTTCAAGCAGTTGTAAAAATTTTGGTGTCATGTGTTCTCCTTCTTCAGCTCTGCTTCTAGCTCTTTGGCAAAAGGCAGTACGCAGTCATGAAAGTCACTTGCCTCTACTTTGCGCCATACGTGTTCAATCTTTTCATCAGTCAGTCCTACCCATGTGCGCTGTGGTGGGTGGGTGTAGAGCTTATCAACCCAACCTTTGTGATTTGGATTTCTTTTACTCCAATCATCCGCATAACTTTCGTTGTCTTCATAACAGCAATAGTCGTAACCACCTTCACCGTCAAACGTGCGCCACGCCACAGGCTCCTGCGCTGGCTGTGCCAATGCTTTTTTGATTGCTGCGATAGCTTCGTACATTTTTTCTGCCGATGTGTCGAATTCGTCTGGATTGCCCCAGTCAATAGACAACTCTGTTTCCAACGCCTCAAGCGCCATGCGTAATGCTTCATCTTGTGTCATGCGTAGAACCCCCTTGAACGATAAGCGGCTTGCCACACACGCCAATAGACATCGTGCTTTTCAAATAGGTACTTGTCTCCATCCCGCACTGGTGGCGTACCAAGCTGTGTCTTCACGTATTCCTCAAACACATGTCTTGTATGTTCGTAGTCTTCCCCATTGAGCAGCCAGCGAAACTCAAAGTCAGGGCGCTCCACTGGGACTAGCGGTGGATTGTTCATTTTGCTTTCTCCCGTAATATTTTGATTTGATCGTCCCAACGATTGCTGTTCATGTGCTTCCACTTCTCCAACTTGTCAGCGATGAATCTCTCATTGCCTTTAAACAGGCGTGTGTTCAGCGCCATGCTCGCCACTGTTTCCATATCAACAGCATGTTCACGCACTTCTTCTGCCTTGCGCTTAACGCCAGCAACTGCCGCCAAGATAATGTTCTGCATCATCACTGGGTCTTTTGAGCGATGCGCTACTTCGTGTAAAAACTTTTGGTCTTCAATGTTCATAGTTTTAAATCTTTCATCCAAGCTTCGCTGTCAATAATCACATAATCGCCGCGCATGTATCTCTCACGCAGTAACCTACGATTTTCTTTGTTGCGTTTTTCTCTAGCCAAAAAGCCAGTGGATTCAAACCAGCCTTGCAAGCAACACCTGTGCTGTTGGTTTCGTTTAACCCGAAGTTTCATTTGTTCATCTCCTTAAGTTAAATATCCTGTGCACATTGGCGTGTCGCTTCTTCATCACAGTCGCACAATGTCACATAGTCCCCGTGAATTTCTTCTGCATACGGGCAAGTATGTAGTCCGCTGACAGGCTGTCGGCCTGTTGTCTTCATCTCCCTGATATACACAGTCAATGAATCAATCGTGTCCTTGCCAAAGCCTTTCATACGCTCCATTGCCATTGCCACTTCTTCGATCACACCATTGCGCAACTCATCGTAGACCTGTTGCTGTGTCTTCGGCTCTGTTGGTTTATTAAAGTTAGTCATGCAATTCTTTCGCTGATTGTTAATTTAAAAACTTGCCAAGGTTCGGGCTTTTCTTTCCAGTAATCAGTGTTCCAGTTTTCTGGATACTTCTCCCGCAAGGCATCCATGACTACCTTCTGGTTAAGCGCCGACGCCTCTGTGAAATACAACATACCTTTGGGGTTAGGGTCACTTGGCGAAACTGCCATAAACCCTTGTTGGTCAGGAATTCTTGGGTCTTTAATCATCCTCGCCTCCGTTTTGCAAATGAAAGATCGTCCATACAAATACCGCACCGCCCACGACCACGACCAGTGCGCCAAAGAACATGAGCAGTAAGGTTACCAGTACGTCCCACATCACACCACCTCCACTTCTGCATCTGTTTCAACCCACACCTTTGCACCGCATGACAGTGGCTTGTCAGGGCTATACACCACACGACTTGCACCTTTGATGTCTACAGCATGAGCGTATGTGTTGCTCTTGTATGTCTTGACTGTCAGTACTGGGTCATTCGTGCCATTCTTTGCGTTGGCTTTAATGACGTGTTGGTTTACATGAATGATTGTCTTCACGTTACCCCCCGAATAAATCTTTGAGCTTGTCGTACAGAGCACGCGCTTCAATAATAGACATCGTACTAAGCAACTC